CAATATACAACCATTTGTGTGTTTCTGGATCTCTTACAAAGAAACAGTCACCATATTTTAATGCATTTCTAAAAATTCTAAAAATTCTTTTATTAAATTTATTTGATTTTGTCCATTGTTGAAGTGCTTTTCTTAATAGTTTGATTTCGTGTTCAGTTGTTTCGTCTTTAAACACTATATCAAACGGAGTTTCGTTTTCTTTATTTTGTTGTGTTGAAAATTCTGCTAGGATATCTAGTGCCGCATTAATTTCACTATCTGAATCCATTTGGTCATATTGAAAATATCTCTGTATTCTATTTGGATGTCCTGTATAAACATCAGGTAGATATGATGAGTAGTTTCTTTTTGCAAAGTTAGGCATTCTTTCTCCAGAAATAGGAGACAAGTTTGCATCATTAAAATATTTTTTCCAAGCCATAGTTTATATTACACTTTTCTGTAGCAAATATCAAGATCTTTATGCATATAAAACATTGCCAGTTGCGTTCTTAGTAGCTCTAACATTATCTTCTGTAGCTTTTCTAGTCTTGTTATTCACACTTACAAGTGTATTTACACCATCTACCATGCTTGTAAGGGTTTTATTTGCTGTGTTTAATTCTGTTACCATATTTGTCATTTTATTTTCTAATGCTTCAGTACTGAATACTTTTGCAAGGTCTGTTGTTGCAGTAACCGTACCAGTAGTTTTTGATGTAATTACTTCAGGTCCTTTTTCACCTACAAGATAAGATTTACCAACATCTATTGGGCCACCAAATGCTTTTTTGCCAATCGCACCACCAATTGCTTGTCCACCCATTGCTCCTAAACCTGCTCCAATTAATCCGCCTACAATTGTTCCTAATCCTGGAATAATTGAACCTAGTGCGGCACCCGTTGCCGCTCCAGCCGCCGCTCCAGCCAAACCACCTTTACCTGCGGCATCATTACTTTTATCTTTGTCCATAAGCATTCCTGCACTAGAACCAACTCCCACAATAGCTCCTACTGCCGGTAATGCTCTTGTTAATCCAAATTTGCCAACTTTTCCAGCCGCCCCGCCCATGCGACCTAGTAATCCAGATAATTTGCCTGTACCAATTGCGGTACCTGCCGCTATAATTCCAATTTGTGTAGCTTTATCAAACAAATATCTTCCTACTATAATACCTGCCAATGCTGTACCTGTAAGTGCTGGTACTTTTGCTAATAATGCCGCTATTCCACCAAAGCCTCCCATTAGTCCTTGTAATCCTGTTACAAGTCCTCCAAGGGCTGGCCCAAATGCCGATAATAAACTTGTTTCTATTTTTTGAAATTGTCCTGATAATCTTTTTGTAGCATCTTGAAATGTTGTAAGTCCTTGTGTTAGGCTAGTTGCAGTTGCTCCTTGTTCGGCCATTATTGCATTTAAATCATAATTTCTTGATCCTAAATCAACAACACCTTTTTGTAATCTTAAGAATTCAACTGTACCTGTTACCGTTGCTTTTCTAAATCTATCTTGTGATCTTACAGCCGCATTTCTTATAGACATTAAAGCTTCTTCTGATGTTGTTAGTCCAGAAATTAAATTTTGTACTGCCACTCTTGCTTCTGGCATATTTTGTACTAATTGTAAAGCGGCTTCAGTTACTGGAATTCCAGCATTTGCAATTAAGTCTTGAAATCCTTCATTTAAGTCTGGTGCAATGGCTCCTATTGTTCCTGAAAAAGCCTGCATTCTTGTGGCAACTTCATCAGTTTGTCCACCTAAAAATGCTAGGAATCTTTCGTTTGACATTCCTGCTTCTATTTGTGCTTGTAATTCTTCTCTTTGTGTTCCAGTAAGTTTTGCTAATCTATCTAATTGTTTTGCCAAATTCATAGCACTAGCAACATTTTGTTGTCTAGCATTTGCATCAAAATTAAAAGTTCTTCTTTGTCGTTCTAAATTTAATAATAATGTTTCATTAATTTCATCAACTGTAAATCCTAATGGTGCAAGTGAGTCAACACCGGTTGTTCTGAAACGTTCTGATAATTCAGCAATTCTTTGTGCACCTACTGTTGTTGATCCAAATAGTGCGGCTAAATTATTTGCATTTTGTCCTACTAATTGAGCAAAATCATCTAAAGGTAATAGAGCCTGTCCTGCCGCTCTTCGCATTTCAACAATACTTTGTCCAAAATTTGCACCTGTTTGTGCTAATTGTCTAAATGTTTCGATGTTTGTATCTAATCTTTGTCCAATATTCGCAAATGAATCACCAATAATATTAAAGCCTTTTAAATTATCTGTAAAGGCACTAATAGATCCTTCACCTGCCGCCGCGGCTCTACCAAAGCCAAGTACAGCAGAACCAACGTGTCTTAATGATTTTTCATATTTTCTGTGTTCACCAATCGAATCTTCCACAGCTTCTGAAAATAGATTAACAATTTTTGTTGCTTCTGTATTACCTTTGGCAAGTTCTTTTCTTTTTCGAACTTCTTCTCTTATTTGAGCAATATTTTTTTTTGATTCAACTAGTACTTTTGCTTTTTCTCGTAATTGTTCTCTAGAAGGTACCGCTTCTCTATTACCTTCTTTAATTGCTTGTACTAATTCTTTTATATCTAAAGGATCCATATGGTTTTAATTCCGCCATTATATACGCATATAAATATAGACATATATACGCAATTAATGTATATTTATAGATATAAAAAATGCCAGAAAACGTAAACCCTTTAAACAAGTACTTTAGACAACCCGCTATATATGTGACCTTACCGAATGGAAATTATCCTCCAACTGTATTGACACCATCTCAAACAGGCGAATTAGGTGTACAACCAATGACAGCTAAAGACGAAATTAAGTTTAAAACTCCAGATGCATTAATGAATGGACAAGGAGTAGTAGATGTAATTCAAAGTTGCATTCCAAGTATTAAAGATGCATGGCAAATTAACAGTTATGATTTAGATACAATATTAATTGGTATTAGAATTGCTACATACGGTGAAACAATGGATATTAATTTTAATGTTCCAGGAGCAAATGAACAAGCATCGCATTCAATAAATCTTCCTGCTGTATTAGATGGCATAAGAAATAAAAAAATTGTAAATGAAATTATACTTAAAGATGGATTAAAAATTGAAATTAGACCATTAACATATAGAGATATGACTAAAGCTTCGTTACAAACATTTCAACAACAAAAAATGTATTCAGCAGTATCAGATTCTAAAATGGCAGATGAAGAAAAAGTAAAAAGATTTGATGAAAGTTTTAAATCATTAACTGAATTAAGTACTACAATACTTTTAAAAAATATTTCTAAAATTACAACACCTAGTGAAGATGTAGTTACCGATCCTGCACAAATTAAAGAATTTGTTGATAATGCTAAAGCAACTCTTATTACAGAATTACAAGAAGAATTAGTTAAAATAAGAATTCAAGGTTCAGTACCTCCATTAAAACTTAAAGCAACAGAAGAACAGATCAAAAAAGGCGCTCCTGCCACTTATGAAGTGCCAGTTACATTTGATACTGCAAATTTTTTCGTATAACCTTGCTATCACAGTCGGACTCTGACATCATAAAAACTTTAAAAGATATGGAAACAGAGACTAAAGAACTTCGATTAGATCTTTTAAAAATATGTTGGTATATGAGAGGTGGCGTAACTTATTCTGAAGCATCAGCTATGTCCCCACAGGAACGAGAAATTGTGAGTAATTTGGTAAAACAAAACTTGGAAACGACTAAAAAAACTGGTCAACCTTTTTTCTAAAATATTATATTATATTATAATGGCTATAAAATATCAGGATAATTATACGATATATGTCTGAACGAGATCTTATTCAAGAACTCAAGTCTACAATTAAGGACCTCTCTGATGAGAAAGAGGACCTTCTTAAGACTATCAAGCAAAAAGAGTCGCGGATTAAAACCGTTATGATTAAATTAGAACACGCAACATCAGATGTTAGCAGTATAGGAAAAAAAATAGAAGAACAAAGTAAAGAAATTACAAAATTAAAAGAAAAACTTAAAGATAAAAATAAAGTTGTTAAAAAAGAAATCGATGAAGAAATAGAAAAGTACATTACAACTCACGGTACAGTAGAAGATGACTCAGACAAAAAAGAAGAAGACGACGAAGAAGAATCCAACTGAAGAAGTATTAAAATGGGTAAAGGAATTTGTAGAAGTTCCCCACCCAGTCTTTGCGGATATGCCTCCTTGTCCATATGCTCGTCAGGCAAGACTAGAAGGTAAAGTAGAATTTAAAGAAGTTACCGACATGGAGCCTGATTCGAATCTTTGGATTTATATAGATCGTTTTGATTTTGAGAAAAAAGATGTATTAGTTTTAATAATGCACCCAAGAAGATGGAAACCTCATTATACAAAAAAACTTGCTGAACAATTAAATCAAACATTTAGGAATAAAAATATTTTGGTAATGGAAGATCATCCACAACTAGTTGAAAAAGTTAAAGATGTTGTATTAAATCAAGGAAAATATATTTTAATGTTTTGTCAAAATAGAACAAAATTAAAAACGTTTGAAGATCGACTACGTAAAACTGATTATTATAAAAATTGGAGTTCTAAGTACGAAGAAGAAGTGACGGGATCTTGGCGACATCCGATAAAGATTGAACTCTAGAATCGCTTCTGCATAATTTTTGATATAATTTTTTAGATTTAGACCATTTAGTTCCAGTCCACCACTGAAATCCTTGCCATTTACTTTTATACATAGAAGATGTTTCATAACCAGAACCCATATAATAATATGCGGATCTATGTTCTTTAGCCCATATCATTTCCATATCTAAAGTAAGTTGTGAGATTGGCTCTTTATTACAATGTATTACTGATTCAAATCCTGCCCACCACATAGATTCATCATTATTAGGATCACCAATTTGTCTTGTATATTGGCCAAATTGATTTATAGCGTCTTCTTGATAATGATATTTTTTAAGTTTTGTAAACGCAATAACTTTATCTACTGTGTCAGTGTAAAATATAAGAAAAGAATCTCGTCCATGAAAATGATCAAATGGATTATAATCCATTGTAAATTCTTTACGTTTCATATACTCACGATAAATTTTAGGAAGACCGACTAGTTTAACCATTTCGTTTGCTTCAATTTCTTTTATTAAAAGTTGTTTTCCGTTAAGTTTATGAGATTTAAATCGAGGTTCAAATTTTTCAAGATCAACACGAGTAGAACGAGATTGATAATATACTTCTTGACCTTTTATTGGGTAATCTAATGCTAACCAACCTGTTTCAACTGCTTCGTTTTCTTCCTCCTCCATTACTTCTGCTAAAGGTTTACATATTACCAAGTCTTGATGTTCTTGTTTGCCGAGGGTGTGGTCAAAGATTAATTTCATATAATTTCTTCCTGTAATATTCCAGTTACATTAAAAGTCCATTTGTCTTCAGTACCTACGTTAGCAGATAAATGCCAACGATCAGGATACCATAATAAAATGTCACCTGCTTTCCAATGTGATATAAATGAATTACCCGCCTGTAATAGATGTCCATTTTGCCAATCTGTTTGAAATATTATATATCTTACAACAAATTCATCTTGTCCTGGATTATTTCTTTTAAAATAGAAAAATTTATCTTGGTGCCACGGCATTATATTACCTGGTGGTTGTAATGTTGGTCTGCTAGTAGGATTAATTAATGGTAGTTGATCCATAATTTCTTTTTCCCAAGACATTTCTAATTTAGGTTGAATAGTTGTTGTTTCCCAGTGTCGAGTATTGTGAGAACTATATCCTGACTCTCTATGTTTTTCTAATTCTTTATAAAGATCATCTCCTAAAGAATCCCAAGATTTACGTTCGCCTACAAGTGTTTGCCAACATTCAGGATGATTTTGTACTGTTTGTTTGCATTCTTGTTGTATTGTTTGCCAGTCTGCTTTAATGTTACCGCACCAAACATAGTCTTTACTTTTTATATCATTCAGATAAGTGGTTCGAGATACAGACACGTATATAATCTCCTCTTTTGTACTCTTGCATAGACTCATCTCCAATAGCCAAAGTTAATGTGTTTGTACGTTGTAGTCCTAATTTTTCACACATAGTTTTGTTTTTGTCCATGTATTTTTCTATTAGCCAATCCTGTGGAAACTTTTTAAGCAGTTCTGAACTGATATACCCATTAACTTTGTCAAATATGTTGGCGCCAATTAATGCAATAGTAATACTATCATCGACTAGTTCTTTTGTAAAACGTACGCCAAGTCTTAAAGGGTTGCCTACAAGGTTTTTGCTTAAACTAGTTGTTAAATCTTTTATACAAGGTCTTGTTAGGTCGTATGTAATGCCATGTGATATACCAAAGTATGCGGCATCGATAAAAACAGGAATGTTTAATTCATCACACGTATCCATAATTTTATTAAAATCTGGATGCATTGAACCATTACCTGAAAATGGTACACTTATTATTAATGAATCGTTTGGTTTAAGTTCGTCATCTTCTAGGTAGCATAGATTTCTACCGTATGCTTTAGATAATACTCTTGTTATAATAAAGTCACTTCTGCTTACTCTAATTCTATTGTTGTGATATCTGGAAACAAATTCGCCGAATGCGTCAGTAGTACCTGGACAAAAAGCACAATGCTTCATGCTTTCCAATCCAATTATTTTATTGTAAGAAGAATTAGATAACCACGATCGCCAATCAGATTCAAATTGCGTTACACTAAAATTATCCAAGTCGGCGTAGTTAAGTTTTACCAAAATATTATCGACATATTCGATAACTTCTTTAGTTTTTAAAGGGTCATGTAGCAGTTGCATATGCAATACTTAACGTCAACATAAAGATGGCTTACAGCCATCTGAAACTTCGCTACGCTCATTTCTTTTTTAATTTACGCTACGCTCTAAAAAAATAAACGCAATATGCGTCTTATGTGCTAGATGTTAGTCATAGTTCTGCTATTTCTAGCAGAACTACTTACTCATGTGCTGAGTTTATAGTCACCGTATATCGCTGTCGTAACTGGGCGGTTGTGCTGTACCCATTAGCTCGTTCTTTTCAACGCGAATTTGTGTAATCTTTATACGATAATCTTACACAAATCTGGGGGTGCTTTTTCTTCAGAGCCCCATCATTGCCTTTTTCTACAAGCAAGATCTGATCGCAAAATGCGACCTCAATGCTGTTTTATGTAAAGTAGATATGTTTTGCCTAATTGTATGTGATGTGTGCCTATCGCTTATATATAGCAATATAATATCAATGTCAAGAAAAAGTAAAATAAAAGGTAAAAGTTGGGAGAGAGACGTTGCTAACTTTTTAACTAAATTATATAATGAACCGTTTTTACGTGTTCCTAATTCAGGTGCGTTTGTTGGAGGTTATAACATTTATCGAACGCAAACAATGACAGAACAACAAGTTAAAAGTTTTAAAGGTGATATTATACCAGGTCCTTCATTTAAACATCTAGTAATAGAGTGTAAAAATTATAAGGATTTTCCATTTCATAAATTATTATTTGCACAAGAAATTAAGCAATTAGACGATTGGATAAAACAAGCACAAGGCTCTTGTGAGAAAAACGATGTATGGATATTGTGCATTAAAGTAACGCACAAATGTTCATTTGTTGTTTGGGATCATAGTCAAATAATGGTTCCGTCAGACGGAGAATATAAAGATTATCAATATTGTGAATTCGATAATTTTTGGGAAGAATCTTCAGAAGATATTAAAAAGGCCTGTTCAAATAAAATAAAACAAGCCTAGTTAATAAAAAGATTACGCCGCTGTCGCTTCTTTTTTAGTTGCGTTTTTGGCTTCTTGAATTTCTTTTCTTCTTGCTTTGATCAACTTCGACAGACTTGCTAATGCTTTTCTGGCTCTAGTAGCAGAAGCTTTAATGCCTTTCTCTGTGAACTTTCCGTTCTCTTCAGAGTAGTTCTGAATTTCTGTCATGATCTGTTCATGTGTTTGTGACATAATTTATAGTCCTTTTGTATAGTTAATTAACATATCAGTAATTAAAGCACGTATGATGTGAGTTTGTCAAGTAAAATCTAGGCAATTATTTCAACATCATTAGCATAACTGGTAAAACCATTTTCTTTTACCACTTTTAATACTGAATCTACTCTAGAAACCAACTCATCTTTGTGAGAAATTAGGAAAATGTTCTTTTGTTGAGTCCTGCTCATGTCTTTTAGTACTGCCATTGCAGATTCAACACCTGACACATCCATACCAGCATCAACCAACTCGTCAATAAACAATAAGTTGATCTGTTGATAAAGACTCTCCCAAACATCTCTAAATGCCCAACTTAAAGATAATATTAATCTGTTTCTTTCACCTCTACTTAAATTATCAAAGTCTAAATCTCGACCCAGCTCTTCAATTTGTACAGTTAAGTCACTTTGGAAAATAACTGTATGTGGTAATTTTACCTGACCTAAATAATATGCTAGACGTTGATTCAAATAAGTTAAGTTTTGTTCAATTATTCTTGTTCTAATAAAAGAATCTTTTGCAGTTAATAGTTTATATAAGAATTCTTGGTGCCTATGTAAATCTTCAAGCTCATTAATTTTAACATAGTTAATTTTTTGTATTGCACTTTTGTTTAGTTCAACAATTTGTTCTTGATATGGATCATCTTTTGCTTCTGTTTGTTTTAATTGTCTTTTTAAATCTGCTAAAGAACCTCTATGATTGTATGCTTCATCAATATTATCATAATAAGTGTCAGGTATAATACCTAAATCTCCAATGCCTGTAATATTTTGTTGCACATTTACAAGATCACTTTTTAGTTTTTCTGCATAACTTTTAGATTCAGTTAAATTTGAATTTAGTTCTGTTACTAAATGTTCGTGTTTGTCATCGTGTAGTTCTTGTCCACACGTTGGACATTTAGCATCGTTGGCAAATTCTAAATCTTTTACAGTTTTTTCAACTTGCGTTTGTGCTTTAGTTAAAGAATGTTCATGATATGCTTTTTCTTTTTCTAAACTTTTTAATGTTTTCATATCGTCGTTATGTTTTGCAAGTTTTTTGTGTGCTTCAAGCTCTTTGTTAATGTCAACTTTTTCAAGATCAGTAATTGCTTGTTGGAATTTTACAATATCTTTAGTTTTTTGTTGTTGCCATGCACTACTTCTTAGTTTTAATGATTCAATTGATTCTTGTATTTTTTCATTTGATGCAATTTTAGAATCTATTTTTATTTTTTCTTCAGCTATTTCTGTTTTATTTGCTTTTTGTTGTTCTTTAAGTAAATCTGCTTTTTGACTTAATAATGTTATACCAAGTAACTGTTCAATTATTTCTCTTTGTTCTGCTTGTTTAGTTGCTAAAAACGGTTGTGTATATGTATTCAATGCAATAATATTTTTAAACATCGCATGGGTCATACTAATTAATCTGTTTATTTCTTTTTGTGTTTCTTTATTTTCTCCTTGTGCTTCATTACTTTCAGTATTTTGCTCTATATTATTTGCATAAAATTTTAAAGTTTGTGGTTTTCGTCCCCTCTCAATTGTGTAGGTTACATTATTTTTTATAAAGTTTATAGAGACCATCATGTCTTTATTATTAGTTTTATTAACAAGATTATCTCTTCTAATATTTGTAAGTGCTTCACCAAAAAATACATAAGATAATGCATTAATAATTGTAGTTTTACCAGTACCATTTCTTGCACCAGCATCATCACCACCCAAATCCATATTCTCACCAAGAACTAAAATTAAGTGTTTGTTATCAAATCGTATTGCCTGGGCCGAGTTGCCCACGCTCATAAAGTTTTTTACTGTAAGATCTTTAATTATTAACATCTAAATTATTATAAATTGCCATTAATATTTTTTTGTCGTATGTTTCAGAACCAACACCTTCTAATTGTTGTAATACAATTTGATCAACGGAATCAAATTTTTGTATTTGCACTAATGGTTGTTGTGCTTGATCAATTTGTTCAGGTATTAGTTGTAATTCTCTTAATTGATATTTGTCTATAAACGTTTCTCGTATAAAGTTTGCTTCTTCGTATGATATTTTAATATCTAATGTTACTCTTACGTACATTTTAGGTTTTAATACTGTATCAGGGTCAGCTAATAGTTCAGATATTTTAATTGTTCTATATCTTGGCATATCTGGCCAATTAATATATTTTGGTTCTCCACCCCATTCTAATATCATCATACCTCGATCGTCGTCCCAAGCATCTGCGTAGTTGTGTGGAAATGCATTACCAATATAAGTTACATTTTTACTTGTTTGTCTTTTATGGAAGTGTCCAGAAAATACTTTTTCACACCCAGCAAAGTGTTCTGTTTTAATTGTGCCAATATCAGGCATATCTACCATTGCATTCATTTTAAAATAAGGAAGTTCAAAGTGTCCAAATACATATTTTTGTGTCATTTTTTCAATTTTTTTCCATTCATCTTGTACTATCCACGGAATAATTGCAATATCGTCCTTTACAATCCATTCATTTACAATATGGACATTAGGAATATTTCTAATATATTCTACGGAATTAATTTCTCGTTTATCTCTATAAAATAAATCGTGATTACCATTTATAAAATAAAAGTTTTTAAAAGATTTTGCTAGTCGTTCAACGTTGGATACTGTATAATTCATTGTTGAAACGTTAGTTGCCGATCTATGGTGATGCCAATCACCTAAAAATATACACGTTTCACAATTATGTGCTTTAGCTTGTAGAATAAACCAATGGATAAATTCTTCACAATCATCATTATGTATACGTGAATTACCTTTTAATCCAAAGTGTATATCTGTAAAACAAGCTACTCTATTAAAAAATGTCATTTCCACTTCTTCTTAACTGGAGGTTTATGTCTACTAATATCTAGATCTTTGTAACCTACTGAATCAAAGTCGTCTTTGTTTAGCTCCCCTTTTTTACGTAATGCTCGATTTAGTTTTACTAAACCTGTTTTGTTTACTATTTTAACAGGTCCATGAATATTTTTCATTCTTTTTTTGTATGCTGGAGATGAATGTTGCATTTCAGCTTGTCTAGTGCTAGATGGCATCATGTGTTCTTGTTCTAATAAATCATCTCTAATATTTTGATTTTTCTTTTCAATGTTTAAAATTCTTGTGAAACTATTTGTAATTGCCGCAGTATAATATGCAAAAGGATTTTCTGATTTACTTTCATCAAATTGTAAACCAATTTGTGATAATTGCATTAATGCTTGTGATTGCATTTCATCGTTATATGTGTAACCTCTCCAGTTTGCTCTAGTTCCGTATCTTTCACAAAGTTTCATAAACATTTTTGCAAGTGTATTTGTAATATTTCCATGCGTACAATCAAAATGTCCGTTTTCTAAACCACCAATCCAGTGTGATTTTCCAACACATATTGCTTTACCTTTATTGTTTAGACGATAATGTTGAAATGGTGGAAAATTCACTTTAACGTGTCTGTCTGCTTCTGATTTTGGATTTTTCTTTCTATTAGCATCTGTTGGTACGTGATCAAATGACATTACTCTAAATATCAGATCAGTTTTATCAATTTTACGAGTACTGACTGTGTAATTACTTAATTTAATTTTTTTCAGGCCACTTTTTTTTGCTGTATTCCAAGCTTCTTGTGTTAATTTTTTAGATTTATTTTTTCTTGCTTTTGCAATAATATTTGCATTAATTTTTTTTAATGAGGGTATAATCACATCATAATCGTGATCTGTGAGATCGATGTAAGAACAATATGTATTTTTGCTGGCGTGTATTTGGGCCAACAGATCACGATTATTTAAATATTTCACTCTTTTCATAATAATTTATCTTTGTTGATTGTGACCACAAACAGGTCTGTTGAAGTGTGCCGTATGGGGGATTAAGTGCGCCTTTAATGATGCCTATAAATATTGTTTTAGTATACGAAATTTAAAGGGGAAACACAACCAGAAAGATGGCATCAGTTAAAGGATTTTTGAAAAACGAAGCAGGTTGGCTTTTTAATCGTACAATTGGACGATTATGGGGCGCCGGTATATCAACGGATTCACGTATTGTGCGTTCTACCGCCAAATGGTCTGGTAGAAATGATAAGCATGATTGGCGTGTAAAACTTACCATCCCGTCAGGATCTCCATTAGAAGAATATTTCTTTGCAAGAGGGTCCAATCAGTTATTAAAACCGTTGTATGGTACGAAGGGTATATTTTGGCCATTGACACCAACAATGATTATACAGCATTCAGCAAATTATAATCCATTGGCACAAACACATAGTAACTATCCGTTCCAAGCATATCAAAATTCACAAGTAGATCAAATGAATATAATTGGAGAGTTTCCAGTACAGAATCAACAAGATGCCGCACATTGGGTGGCAACAGTTAATTTTTTAAGAACAGTAACTAAAATGTTTTTTGGAAAGGATGACGACATGAAAGGAAATCCTCCACCAATATTACATTTATCAGCTTATGGAGATCATATGTTTGATAAAGTGCCAGTAATAATAAACACATTTAACGTTGAATTAAGAGCTGGTATAGATTACATATCTACTAGACAAGATCCTGTATATTCAAAAAAAGCAAACGCATTTCATAATGTTCATAGAGATCAATTTGATCCAAATGCTATGGAGCAAACGTGGGCACCAACATTGTCAAATATTTCTGTTTTGGTGACTCCTATATACAGTAGAGATAAAATTAAAAACTTTAATTTAAAAGATTTTTCACAAGGTAAACTCAGAGGTAAAGACAGAATAGGATTTATTTAATGGCCAAGTATTCATCTACATCTCCGTATTTTGGAACTGCACAAACAGAAACTTTTTTAGATGTGTATGTACCAAGAACTATTACAGCAGAGCAAGACGATCAATCTTATACAATTGAAAGAACTTATGCATATAGACCTGATTTATTGGCATATGATTTATATGGGACGCCAAGATTATGGTGGGTATTTGCTCAAAGAAATGCAAACGAACTAGAAGATCCTATATATGATTTTAAGCCAGGAGTTACGATACAGTTGCCTAAAAAAGCAAATTTACAATCTGATTTAGGAATATAAACTATGGCTAAAAGTTATGAACGTCAAAATAAAGAAAAACTTTATAATAAAAAAACTACAAAAATTAAAGAAAAAGTTTTAGCAAACGGAACATCTCCATCAGATCATAGACTTACTCATCATTTTAATAGTGTAGCAAGACATATAGAAAATCCTTTACATAAGTTTGCTTCATATAATACTTTATTCACTCTTTCAGGATTAACAGAGGAAGAAGTAAGAAACCCTAAACAGTATTTACAAACAAAAACTATACATGATGTTGTTGCTAGAAGTGCCGGTATCGGTCCTGAAGGAACGTCAAAATTTACCACGCAAAAGAAAATTACACAATTAAAAGATACTAAAGTAGGATCTGTTCATGAAGACAAACTTCTTCATGAAGAAATTGAAAAACATAGAGAAAATTTGAAGGAATTTGGTCCGAGTGCAGAAATTTTATTTAGGCAACATGACATATTTTTTGAAAATGTTAATATTCTTTCCACTGCATCACCATCAGATGAAAGAAATACTATGAATTTTACAAAAATAAATTTTGAATTACATGAACCTTATGGTGTTACATTTGTAGAAAAAATACGAGGTGCCGCGTTTCAATGTGGATATAAAGATTATCAAGATGCTCCGTTTCTTCTTACAATTGAATGGAGAGGGTTTGATGAAAAAGGAAGAAATATTTCTGTACCAGATACTCTTATAAGAAGAATTCCTATATTGATTAGTCGTGTGGAGTTTGATGTTAATGAAGGAGGTGCTGTATATCAAATTATTGCTGTACCTTATACAGATTTAGCTACAATGGATAGGTTTCACCAGGTAAGAACTGCAGGTGAAATAAAAGAAGATACTTTAGACAAGTTTGGAATAGAATTAGAAAAACTAATGGATGAACAAATGAAGTCAGAGATTGAGAAAAAAACAAGACAACATCCTGACAAATATAAGTTTATTTTTGATCCAGCATTAGGTAAACTGAGCACCAAACCATCAAGTGAACGAGTATCAGGAAGAAAACATCTTCGTTTTGGTACAAGAGGACAACCAGTAGATATGGGCGAAGTTCCAGAGGCAATGATTAAGCCTGGAATGGGTATTGTTAAAATTTTAGAAGATGCTGTTAAAGGAACTCGTTTTTTTAAAAATTTAATAGCAAATTTTTGGGATACATATTTTGGTAAGGTTGTTGAAGAAGACACTCGGGCAAATACTAATGAATATTTCAATACAGAAGAAGGACAAAAAGAATTAACAAAAATACTTAATAACAATCAACAAGTTCCGTGGTTTAAAGTTATAAGCACAGTTCATACAAATTTAGATTTAGGTATAGATTCTATTACTAAAATGTATTCAAAAACTGTTATATTTAAAGTTATACCATATAATTTTCATGTATTGAAATTATTAATGCCAGGTATGAGTATAGGAAAAACCGACTGGGACAAATATGTGCGAAAAAGTTACAATTATCTTTATACAGGGGAAAATATAGATATACAAAAATTACATATAAATTACAAGACAGGATTTTATCAACGTAATTTAATAGAAGTTAAAACAAAAGATGGATTTGCTCAAAATATAATTTCAGCAGTTACTGATTTTGGAAAAAGATGGGTAGGAAGTCAAAAAGAACATCCAGAACCAAAATTTCCTTTAAGATCATATCCATCATTAATTAAATCTGATCAACAGACAAAAACTGGAGATAGCCAAGAACTAATGGTATCAGAATTTTTTGATTATCTTGTAAATCCAACAGCAGATATGATACAAGTTGAAATGGATATATTAGGAGACCCAGGACTTTTAGCACAAGATATGTATATAACAATAGATGGACAATATGCAAGTAAAAATACATATGTAGGTAACGATGCTTGGTCTGAAGAATTGGGTTGTTTTAATTTAGAATATCAAATGCCGATTATAAATTTAAATTATAGGTTACCAGCAGATATTGATGTAGAAAAAGGTTTTATGTTTTCGCCAAATAAGCCAACGGTAGATGATAATATATCATTTAGTGGAGCATACCAAATAACCAAAGTAGAAAGTAGAATAGACAGTGGACAATTTATACAAACGTTGACAATGACTAGATTGAACAACCAACAAGGTATTGGACGTGCACCGTTTAGTTTATCAACAGGCGATAGTAAAGTAATTTATGATAAAAAGAAAGAGAATATAGATAAGAAAAAAACAGAAGAAGAATCTATTATTTGGGGAGATTACTTCTAAATGCAAGGGCGGAGCTTAATAAATGGTTAAAGATATTAGAGGAGATGTAGCATCAAAAAATTCATACTTTGATATATCAAGTTATGTCAATAAAAATCCAGGTCCATATCTTGGAATGGTTAAGTCAAATAGTGATCCGTTAAAAATGGGAAGATTAGGTGTGAATATTATGTCACTTACTAATACTGATGATCCAACATTTGAACAATTGACATGGTGTTCATATCTGTCACCGTTTTATGGTGCCAAAAGTCCAAATGCAGTTAGTAGTACAGATCCTTTTGATCATAAAGTAAATTCACATTCATATGGTATGTGGATGGTACCACCTGATATAGATACAACAGTAATGGTTATGTTTGTTGAAGGTAAACAACATGAATCGTCAGCATTTTGGTTAGGTTGTGTACAACAACCACAAACTAATCAACAAGTTCCAGGATTAGCATCATCTCAACAAACATCAGTAAAAGCAGAAGTAACCGAATTTGCAGAAACTTCTAAAAAAGCAGAGTACGGAACCGATGTTGTACCTGCAGGAGAGGTTAATAGAAAAATATTTGAAAAAGCAACTATTGGAAAATATAACACTTATAAATTGCCAATTGATGAAATATCAGCCGACGTATTACGTAAGCAAGGATTAATATCAGATAGGGTTAGAGGAACCACTACATCTTCAGCTCAAAGAGAAGCACCAAGTCAAGTATTTGGTTTTAACACACCTGGAAGAATTAGGCCTGATAGTACAGAGTCACCTATTGGAATAAAAGGTGAAAAAATTAGAACAGATAGAGGTCCCGGACATTCGTTTGTAATGGATGACGGAGATGTACTTGGAAGTAATCAATTAGTAAGACTTAGAACAACATCAGGGCATCAATTTTTAATGCACGATACTGAAGGTATCATCTATATTGCAAATGGATCAGGTAATGCTTGGATTGAAATGAATAAAGATGGTAGAATTGATCTTTATTCACATAAAGGAATAAATTTTAGAACTGAAGGGGATTTTAATTTACATAGTGATGGAAATATTAATTTTCATGCGGCAAATAGTATTAGAATGAGTGCTACAAATGAAATAATTAAATCTTCTAATTATTTGTTAAATTTAGGAGAACAAGGAGTTTTAACATCTTCACAAAATGGAGGAGTAAGAACATATGGACAAGCAGGAATATCATCGTATACAGATGGATCACAATTACATGGAGCTGGACAAAATGTGCATTTGGCAGGATCGCAAGTACACTTTAATTCTGTAGGTGCAAGTCAGGCGTGGGGTCCAAAATGGATGACTAAAAATGAAGTTGGAATGACACCAAGAGCAGAAGGTGATGTCGAACTTACAAGAAAAGACGGAAATCTAGTATTACAAGCGTCTACAAGAGAAGGAGGCACCGAAACCACAGTGCATAGATTTGTAACGCATGAACCAATGATGAGAATAAGCACATTTAGTTCAGAAGGTGTTCTACCAATAGATTATGATGATAAAAAAATGTGGTCAAAATTAGTAGACACACCAGGAACTGTTGAATGGGCAGAGCATCAAAATAGATTATCTTCAAACGAAACAATTCGTTTAGGACAATTTCAATCAGATTTAGAAAAATATCTTAAAAGTAAAATGGGATCGTCTACAGATTCAAAAAAAGCAAGATTATATGCAAACGAATTTATTGAAGGATATGACGAAACTTATCGTATAGTCACAGATTCAGCAGGATCATTTGATATTTCAAAAAGTATTTCAAATAGAATTAAAAATTCTGTAACAAGTCAAACAATAAAAAATGCAAAAGATAGTGTTCAATCTACGTTAACTACTCAAGTAATTGAATCATTGTCTGATAAAGGAACAAAATTATTTAAAGATAATATATTTGTTAATAATGATGGAAAATTATTTACAATAGGAAATTCAGTAATAGCAGGAAATACAAATTTAAGTACTATCGTTCAAAATACAAAAAATGCCGCAGTATCTAGTGTTATAGGTGAGTCAGTTTCGGGAGTTATTAAGTCAACGTCATTAGGATCAGTAATGGCAGATGCTAGTCAAATTACAAATGTTTATAATAATGTTATGAGTGGAAAAATTGTTAACTCAACACAAATAACTAGCATTTCTCAAAAGTTTACTAATTTCTTTTCAAGGTCAAGAGGAGTATCATTACATGGCACAGGAGGCCAAGCTAGTAGTATTATGGCTAATTTAGGAATTGCAAAAAAGGCCGTGGGTAGTTGGGCTCGTGGTAGTGTAAGAGCAATAGGAAGATTTTTTAAATTTTAATAATTGGAGGAAAACATATGGCAGATAAAAATAATCTTAATTCGGTAACATTTAAAGGATTTAGTTCAAGAGCTGAAAATCAAAATTTTAAGTTGTATGATTTTGAATGTGCAAAACAAGATTTAATTAATCGTTTATCTGTAAGAAAAGGTGAACGTGTAGAAAATCCAGAGTTTGGTACAATAATTTACGATTGCATATTTGAACCATTTACAGATGCACTTAAAGATGCCATTCTTGAGGATATTACACAGAATTTAAATGCTGATCCACGTATCAGCACAGAAGAAATTCGGGTGTCAGAAGAGGAACACGGTATTGCGGTACAAGCCACAATTACCTATGTACCGTTGAATATTACCGAAAAATTAAAGTTTAGTTTTGATGAAAATGCGTTACTTCGTTTATCATAATATACGCATATAATTAAAACTATAAATATTGGAGTAAATGCATTATGGCCACAACTGAACGACAAAATAGACTATTAGTTGCTGAAGATTGGACAAAAATCTATCAAGCATTCCAACAAGCAGACTTTAAATCTTATGATTTTGAGACACTGCGTAGAACAATGGTGGCCTATTTACAAGAAAATTATCCAGACGATTTTAATGACTTTGTAGAAAGTTCGGAATATGTGGCGTTAGTTGATTTAATTGCCTATATTGCTCAAGCATTATCATTTAGAGTAGATTTAAATGCAAGAGAAAACTTTTTAGAAACTGCAGAAAGACGAAATTCAGTTTTAAGATTAGCAAGATTAATTAATTATAATGCTAGAAGAAATAAACCAGCAACAGGATTGTTAAAATTAGATTCAATTTCAACAACAGAACTTGTTAGAGATTCAACCGGCACCGATCTTGCCAATTCAACAATTATTTGGAATGATTCTGCTAATTCAAATTATAGAGAACAATTTATTAATATTTTAAATGCGGTAAATCAAACAGGACAACTTTTTGGAAAACCTAGAGATTCAGGAACTATAGGCGGAATTAAAACAGAAGTTTATACTGCAAATTCTAATCAATCAGGGTTACCAATTTTTGAATTTAATAAAAATGTTGGAGGAATTACTCGTAGATTTGAAATTGTTCCAACATCAATTAATGGTTCAGATTCAATATATGAAGATGATCCTATAGAAGGAACAGGATTCTCATATTGTTATAGAACAGATGGTTCAGGAGATTCTTCAAATAATACTGGATTTTTTGTTATGTTCAAGCAAGGTACTATACAACAAACAGATTTTACAATTAATAAGAGTACAACAAATTTTGTACAGTCAATTAGTGCATCAAATGTAAATGATACAGATGTATGGCTTTATAAATTAGATCAATTTGGTTTAATATCAGATAAATGGTCTCGGGTACCTGCATTGTCTGGAAATAATGCAATATATAATTCATTATCAAAAACAGAAAGAAATATTTACAATGTTATAACAAAAAATAATGATGCAATTGATTTAGTATTTGGTGATGGAAATTTTACTAATCTTCCATTAGGATCATTTAGAACATATTATAGAATTAGTGATAATACAAAATATGCAATTCAACCTTCAGATTTGCAAAATATTGAAGCAAATATTCCGTATATTGATTCCAACGGAGCACAACAAACTCTTACAATAAACATGAGTTTAAAATCTAGTGTATATAATGCCGCGGCGACAGAATCTAATGCATCAATTAGAGAAAAAGCACCACAAGTTTATTATTCACAAAATAGAATGATAACAGCAGAAGACTATCAGGTTACACCATTGTCAGCATCACAAGAAATTATTAAAGTAAGATCTGTTAATAGAACAGCATCAGGTATTTCTCGTGCAAAAGAAATTTTAGATCCAACAGGAGCATATTCAAATATATCTGTATTTGCAGATGACGGAATACTTTATAGAGAAGAAAAAACAAATACTTTTACTTTTACTTTTACAAATAGAAATACAATATTGAGTACAATAAATTCATCTGTAGAATCAAAATTAAAAAATGCATATTCAAGACATTTTTATTATTTAAAATATAGTACAAAAGATTTAAGTTCTTTAACAGCAACATGGAATTCTACAACTACTAGTACAAATACAAATACAGGATATTTTAAGGGAACAGGTCCACTTATGACAGGTACTTTTGCAACATCTAATTTAAAATATGCTAAAGTAGGTGCACTTGTAAAATTTACATCTCCAGATACACGAGAATTTTTAAACAGCACACTAGTAACAACAGGAACGGATAATGCAGAAGATAGAATGTGGGCAAAAATTGGTGTAGTTGAAGGTGATGGTGCAAATAGCGGAGTAGGTAATTTAGAATCAGGAGTAGGTCCAATTACTTTGAATAATGTAATACCGAATGGATCAGTTTTATCTTCTTTATTTCCAGCATTTACTACAACATTTAGTACTACTCTTAAAAATGATTTAATTGATAGAATTAATGCGTATGAAGAATTTGGTTTAAGATACGATATAGATACCGAGACGTGGAAAGTTATAACGTCAACTAACTTGTCTAGTAGCAGTGTATTTGCGTTATCAAGAGCAGGAGACGTATCAAGTACAAATTTAGATGCAAGTTGGTGGTTTAAATTCACTAATGATGGAAATACGTATACAGTAACATATAGATCTTTAGATTATATTTTTGAATCAGAGTCACAAAATAAATTTCATTATGATACACAGGAAAAAATTTATGATTATAAAACAGGAAAATCTGTTAAAGATGTAGTTCAAATATTAAAAACAAACGCAATTGTTTCAACAGGAAATTCAATAGGATATTCAATTAATTGGCAAGTAGTAGATACAATTACAGAATCAGATGGCTATCAAGATAATAGAAAAGTAAAAATTGGATTTTATGATAGCGATGATGATGGTATTGTAGATAATCCGGACATATATGATATTGTTGTTGAACCAAATACAAGTGTAACAACTAAATTTGTATTTTTTGAACAATATATTTCGTATGATAATATTAAAAGATATAGACCATATGCCGCATCAAATTTTGTTATATCACAAAACGAAACAGATATAACATTATCAAGTGCAACGTATACAGACGGACAGTTATTTTATTTTTATGATGAAGTAGAAAACGTAGTTAAAAAATATAGTTCTTCAACAAATACATTATCTACGTCAACAGATTATTATGCTAGAAGAGGAAGAACAACATTATCGTTTCAATATAAACATCATGCAGGACAGGAAACTCGTATCGATCCTTCAGTATCAAATATTGTTGATATCTATTTGTTGGAAAGAACATATGATAATTTATTTAGAATATGGTTGCAAGATGGAGGAGCAAAACCAACACCAAGCACTTCAGATCAATTAAGAATTTCTTATGCAGGGATTTTAAATCCTCTTAAATCTTTATCAGACCAAATTATATATCATCCAGTAAAATATAAAATACTTTTTGGATCAAATGCTGATGAAGAATTACAAGCTACATTTAAAGTAGTAAAAAATCCAAAAACCAATGTTACAAATGCTATAATACAAACTCGTGTTATACAAGCGATTAATGAATTTTTTGAATTAGATAATTGGGATTTTGGAGATTCATTTTATTTTACAGAATTAGCCGCATATGTTCACAATCAATTGGCACCTGATCTATTAACAGTAGTAATTGTGCCAAATCAATCAGGACAAGTTTTTGGGTCTTTGTTCCAGATTGCCTGTGCGGCGGACGAAATTTTTATCAGTGGGGCCACCGTTGATGATGTTACGATTATAAGTGCATTAGGAGCCAATCAATTATTGGCATCAGGTACAGTAGTGACATCAACTTCTACAACATCTACAACAACAACGGGTTCAGCAGTATCAGGCACCACTACAATAGGATCAGGATCATCTACTGGTAGTAGTGGAGCAGGATATTAATGGCAGATAAAGAAATTAATTCACAAGCAAATCAAGAGGTTGTAACTCAAAGTGGACGTGAGTATAAAAGATCTATTGCCCATCTTCCTGCTTTTTATAGAACAGATACAAATTCTAGATTTTTATCTAGTACAATAGATCCTTTAATACAAAAAGGATCACTCGAAAGATTAGATGGATTTGTTGGTCGACAAGACGCATATACAAGAAAAATTACAGATACATATGTACCAGCAACAAGTCAGGATAGATTCGCATATCAATTAGAACCTGCAGTAACATATACAGATAGAGATACTACATCTGTTAATCCAGAAGATCAAGTAAAATTTTCTGGTACATATGATGATTATATTAATCAATTAAAATATTTTGGTGCAAATATTGATAACCATGATAGATTAAACAAAGAAGTTGTTTACTCGTGGAATCCTGCAATTGATTTAGATAAACTTATTAATT